CATCTGGGAAAATGCTTTTGGAGGTTTGACATAATGGCAACAGTAACGCCGAATTTTAATTGGCCGGTACCTACATCGACCGACTTAGTAAAAGATGGAGCGACGGCTATCGAAGCCTTAGGCGACTCTATCGATGCCTCTTTAGTCGATCTTAAAGGCGGCACGACAGGACAAGTATTAAGTAAGACATCCGGTACGGATATGGATTTCACTTGGGTAACGTCGGATGATGCTAACGCTATCCAAAATACTATCGTCGATGCTAAGGGCGATTTAATTGCAGCTACGGCGGCAGATACTCCGGCACGTTTAGCCGTCGGTACTCATGGCCAAGTATTGACGGCAGACTCAACGGCAGCTACGGGTTTAGCGTGGGCAACGGCCTCAAGTGGATCTACAAACGTCGCAGGTAAAAACGGTGTTTTAAATTCACAATTTAATGTTTGGCAGCGCGGCACTTCAGGTAGTGCAAGTGGTACATCCGCCGGTACAGGATATAACGCCGATCGATGGTGGAATTATTACGCCGGTACTATGACAGTTAGCCGTCAAGCAACAGGCGATACAACAAATTTACCATTTATTCAGTATTGCGCTCGCATCCAACGCAATAGCGGGCAGACATCAGCTACAAGTATTTATCATGGACAAGATTTTGAGACACTTAATTCTATTGCATATGCTGGTAAAACGGTAGCGTTTAGTTTTTATGCGCGTAAAGGTGCTAACTTTTCTGGAGCTTCTAGCGCTTTAGCGTTAAGTGTACAATCAGGCACGGGCACCGATCAACACGTCCTAAGCGGTTTTACAGGATCAACTAACCCTATAAGTACATCCGCAACTCTGACAACTACGTGGCAGCGTTTTACTTATACGGGGACAATTCCTACTGACTCTACACAGTTAGCGGTTTATTTTACTTATGACGGTGTAGGTACGGCTGGGGCTAATGATTACTTTGAGGTAACAGGAGTGCAGCTTGAGATAGCAGGATCGGCAAGTGCGTATAGTCCTAATACATCCACTTACCAAGCCGAGTTAGCGGCCTGTTTAAGATACTACGATAAACGCGGCGGCCAAACTGGTACCGGTACTATTCTTAATAATGCTTTATCAAACTCAGCCGGTACTAATGCAGCGTTTAACTTTCCTGTAAATATGCGAGTCGCTCCTACATCCGTAGAGTATGCAAGCCTGCGCCTATCAGATACCTCAAGCGGTTTTACGGTTAGCTCAGTAACATTAACAAACTGCACACCTACAACGGCTAACGTAAATGTCGCAACAACAGGTATGACGGCTTTTAGAAGCTGCTATTTAGACTCAAGTGCCACCGGAAACTACATCGCGTTTAGTGCGGAGCTATAAAATGGAAAACATTACATACATTACGGACGAGCAAGGCGTAGAGCACGTTGTTATCGATCGCGGTAACGGCGAATATACATCGATGCTTAAATTCACTTACGACGAGCAACAAGCGGCGCTAAATGGAAACAAGCTATAACGGTTATCCGGCCTCAAAAGATCCGGCCGAGATTAAAATAAAGTCCTACCCCGTAAAGGGTACGGATCGTAAGCTAAGGTGTGCCGAAAGTGTTGGGCCTCTTTTGGCTGCCTTTGCTGCGGAGTTTCACGAGTTAATCGAGCCGATCGATGAGGGCACGTTTGACGATTGGGGCTACGCCTACCGTATGGTGCGAGGCAACCCTACAAAATTATCGTGTCACTCATCCGGGACGGCTATCGATCTAAACGCTACAAAGCATCCTCTAGGCAAATACGACACTTTCCCGGCTGAAAAAGTACCAATGATCCGGGCACTAGCTAAAAAATACGGCCTTAAATGGGGCGGAGATTTTAAGAGCAGGCCGGACGATATGCACTTTGAGGTAGAGATATCGGCAAGCAAGGCTAAAGCCTTAATCGCTAGTTTAGGTTTATAGTTAGATAAATCCTTAAGGGCACTAAGGAGCAACAAATGAAAGAGCAAGCAATAGCGGCGGCAAAATCATACGGTCGAGCATCCCTCGCATCCGTAGCGGCTTTGTATATGTCCGGCATTACAGACTACAAAGTATTGGCTAACGCGTTTATCGCTGGGCTAATCGGGCCACTACTAAAAGCGCTGCAACCGTCGGAGAAGCAATTAGGCGTAGGCGCTAAGTAATGGAAAGAGCTCAGCTCGTAGTTGGTATAGCTCTCGGGAGTTTTACTATTTTGGGGCTAGGAGCTGGGCTCGTCCGCCATCTAGTTAAGTATTATCTAGCCGAGTTAAAGCCGGACGGCAACGGCGGCCATAACCTAGCCGGTCGCGTTGAGCGCATCGAGCAGCGCGTGGACCGTATCTACGAGATTTTGTTAGAGGATCGACTAGCTAAGTAGCGACACGCCAAAAGGCTATACGCTTTTAATTCGGACAAAAAGCCCTCATACTGATACTACAAACGCTGAGAGGGCTACTCGGTTAGTAGCTTGATCGGCCTTAACAAAGGGCTAAGTAATGAATAGTTTAGATATATTGATCGGTTTGGCAGCCTGCGGTATGGGCTTTATGTTTATGGTAATTGGCTACTCAATAGGTTATAAACACGGGCACGGCGAGGGCTTTGTACGTGGCCGCGCTATCGCTCAAGCTCTGAAAGATAAGGAGCTAATCTAATGGGGTTTTTAGATAACTACGAGGACGTAAACGCTCGTATCAAGCGCTTTAGATTAGAATTCCCATCCGGCAGATTAGTCGCATATATCGAGGATTTAGATATTATTAAAGGCACGATCCTTGTTAAAGCTGAGGCGTACCGAGAGTATGAGGATCATCTACCTAGCGCCGTCGATTACGCTTTTGGTAACGTATCGACTTATCCAAACAATATGAAAAAATGGTTTATCGAGGACACGATTACCTCAGCTTACGGCCGCTGCATTGGTTTATTAACGCCAAGCCTTGAGCATAACTCGCGGCCTACCGCGCAGGATATGGAAAAGGTAGAGACACTACCGGCAGACTCGGACCCGTGGAGTACAAAGGCCTCGATCGAGGATATGGCCACAATGGCGAGTAGCATCTTAGAGATTGGTAAAACTCTCGGCGGTGAGTTAGTAGCTGAGGCCCCTCGATGTACGCACGGTACGATGGTTTGGGCTGAGGGTACGGCTAAGGCAACGGGTAAACCGTGGGCCGCTTACAAGTGCACCGAGCGAGTTAGAGCTAATCAATGTAACCCGTATTGGCACGTACTCGGATCCGACGGGAAATGGAAACCTCAAGTATGACCATAAACCCTAAAGATATTTACCAGGCAACCGATGGCCATATTTACTCTTTCGATGGATATGGCGGCTCGGGTAATTGCTCTAAATGTGATAACGATACGCATATAAACGATTATGTACGTGAGGATGGTTTAGTCGTGGCATTTTGTAAACGATGCGAGGATGGTCTAAAGCTATGAGCGAGCTAACCTTTATTAAAAACGGATTAGCTACGACTATCCACGATAACGGCGATATGACGGTAGTCGCGGCCAAACAATGCGACGAGTGCTATAAGTGGCATAGCGCACTCGGCGGCTTTGGTGTACGCGATGTAAGCGGTGAGGTAGTTTTATGGTTATGTGCACAATGTCGCGCGTAGCTAAAGTAATACTCGATCGCTCGCAGGAGATTACCGCTCATCGTGTAGGGCTAGAGCGCACGATTATACGTAATGCCGATCCAACCGATGCGAGTAATTTTGGCCAAGCCTATAAAAACTGGCACGAGCTTGTATGGCAAGAGTCAGAGAGTGCAGCCGCAGAGATAGCCGTAGCTAACTATTTTGGCGATTACGGCTTTGTACCGGCTATTGATAACGCGCACGATACGGCAGATGTCGGCGAGAATATCGAGGTCAAATGGACCAAACACGCTAACGGGCATTTAATCGTACAAAACAGAGGACCGGGCAGGCCTAACGATGTAGCTATATTAGTTACAGGCTTTAGCCCCGTTTACGTTTTACTCGGATGGATGCCTATAAGTATGGCTAAGCAACCTCGATACAAACACACGTATCAAGATAACTATTGGGTACCTCGAGCTAATCTATTTGAGATGCAATATCTAAAGAGGTCTAATTATGGCGACGTATAAAACTAAATGCCGGCTATGTGCCAAGATGACCGATCATATAGAGCGAGTCGTAACCGATAACCTGCCACCGTACGTTAAGTCGCTCCAATGCGTTAAATGCGGCGTAATGGGCATAGTGCTAATGGAGGACTTAAAAGATGCTTAAAAATATATTAGACCCGGCAAGTAGCATAAGATCGTTTTATTTT